AAATAGAATTTATTTTTCTAGTGCTTCTGAGGCTGAAAAAGCAGGTTTCACTTTATCGGCATCTTGTCAATGATTATTTAAAGGGAAGTGCTTATTGTTAATATAATACTACGTCGCACAATAAGCCTTATGTTTCGTCAAGTCGCAAAAGCGCATGACGGAAATGAAAATGTCGCAAATTTTTTATAATAAATAAATAGTCTCACCAAAAAAACGCACCCGCATGGGTGTGTTTTTTTATTTTACATACTCTAAATATTTCGTGGCGGTCACGAGCAAGTAATCAACACCCGATTATTTGCTCATGACTGCCATTTTTTATTGGCAGTAACAAAGGTCGAACTTTAATAACAAAAGTAAAAAAGAGTTATGGAACTAGAATTCACAATTGCAAAGCCAAAGGAAGTTATAGGGACTGGTCGAATTGGGATAGTGCGTACCACCTCAAATAATTTACTTGAACGATTCGGCATGCCTCACAATCAGATTCCTGATTCAAAAGAATCTGAATGGAAAGCTCAATTTGACGATAAGGTCAGGTACGAATGGATGTTCAAGTCAGTTGATGGAAAAACGATCATCACTATATACGACTACAAGGACAAAGCTCCTTTCCGAAAAATAAACGGATGGCACGTAGGTGGTAAAGGAGATCGAAAAAAAATTAAAAAGTTTTTTCAACTTTATCTACCGGCAGGAACTCTTGAGCTTGATGAATAAAAAGAATTGCTTTTCCGAGAAAGCAAAACTTATATGAAATCACTCAAACAAACTAGGGTTGTTACTTATCGAAGATATGGTGTGCCTGCATTAATCCTTGAAGGTAGATGGCTCACAGAAAAATATCGACTAGAAATTGGCGATCAGGTCGATATTGATTATCAACCAAATGAGATTCGTCTGCGAAAGAATACTAAGTTAAGTATTGAACGCAGAAAACGACTCAAAAACATTAAAAGCATTGTTTATGACGATGAAACAAGAGATCAAAAAACTTCTGAAGGACAGAGCGACGAGCATAGTGGATGAGCGAGTCGTCCCTGAAACTTTAGATGCAATCGCTGAGTGGACAGGTGAGCTAATGGGAAAACTCACAACATTGGAAACTAGTGATCAAAGAAAAACTGAGGAAGCCTTCAACCTAATACATGATGGCTTAACAAAAGAAACAATCGAGCAATTAGTCGAATCGATTGAAAAAAGAAGAAAAAAATTATTAGAGAAAAAATAAAAGACCTCCCGAAGGTGGCCTCTTACTAACAGATACATTGTATCAAAGACCCCTTCGTCGAGTCAAGCAAAATTATGCAAACACAAGAACGAAGCAGTTCCCCTACGGTTGAAGAATCATTCTTTACCGCAATCGGGAACACAAAACCTTACTTCAAGGCGGCATTTGAAGGGGAACCGGGAACCGGTAAAAGTTGGACTGCCGCATTAGTAGCGATTGGTCTTCATAAGAAGATCAACAGCAAAAAGCCGATTGTGCTTATTGATACCGAGAAAGCATCAAAGTTCTTGGTCCCACTTTTTAAAGAACATGGGATCGAAGCGATGGTGCGCGAGACACACTCGCTGGCCGACTTGGTAAAAGCAATGAAACTCTGCTCAGATGGATACTCCGACATTATGGTGATCGATAGTATCACTCACATCTGGATGGATTTCCAAGAGGCATACAAGCGAAAGCTAAATCGTACTACTTTCCAAATTCAGGATTGGATGTCGATTAAAAGCGAATGGAATAAATACTTCTCAATTCCACTCGTACAATCGCCCCTTCACATTCTTGCAACTGGCCGTGTGTCAGATCGCATGGAGCAGGACATAGATGAGGATGGACGAAAAGAGTTCACAAAGACCGGAGTAAAAATGCAAGCAGAAAAGAATGCTGCATATGAATTCGATGTCTTGGTACTTATGGAACGTCACGAACTTATTCAGAGAAAGAAACGTGAAGTCTGGCGACAGTCAGTAGTTCTCAAAGGACGAGGCAATCTTCTCGACGGTGCGGTATTTAAAAACCCTACCTATGAGGATTTTGCTCCCGCATTGAAGCGGTGATCAAGGATCCAATAGCGGCACGATTTAATCATGCCGAGCAAGATGCCGGTGAATTGATCAAGACTGAAGAAGATAAACGTGAATGGGTCAGAGCTAAAAAGCGATGGCTCGAAGAAATTGAAGGATATCTTGTCTCAGTTTGGCCAAGTAGTAGTGCAACAGAAAAGAAAAACAAAACTGATGCACTTGAGTTCGCATTCGGAACTCGAAGTTGGTCAGCAATTGAGGCGATGCATCCCGAAGTGCTTGAGGACGGATTCGCAAGAGTAGTTGAATTTGGAAAGCAAAAAATTGCTGAAGCCAAAGGGGAACTACCTGCTGAACCTACACCGCAAGAGAAATTCGATAAGGACTTACGTGATTCGAAAGAAGATAAGAAAGCCGACAAACCTAAGAAAAGTGGCAAATAATCCTTAAAAGGAGATTCGCCACTGACTCAGCCTTTGTCGCAGTGGCGCGAGGGCTGAGATCGGGGGCTAATCCCCGGTAAGTCTGTGGCACGCGGTCTTACAAATAATAAAAAGTAGAGAAACATCGATAGGGCTATCGGTGCTTCTCTCTTCTCAAAACCATATGTATGGATGAAATAAAATTACACAACTTAATACCAAACAGCACTCAGATCCCGAACATCGTTCTTGATTTGATTGTCCCTCGAATTCCTGAAGCTGAGGGACGGTGCCTTCTTTATATTTGCCGAAGGACATTCGGGTTTCATAAAGAAACTGATCGTATTAGTTTTTCTCAATTCATTGACGGAATAAAAACGAAAGACGGAAAGATTCTTGATTACGGTGCGGGATTAGCACGCGCATCTGTAGCAAAAGGTCTTAAAAGTCTAAGTACCGCAGGTTTGATAATAATTCAGCAAACAAGTAAGGGAAATTACTATCAAATCAATCTTCAAATTGATCTGGAAAAAGTAGTTCAGCTACTGAACCAGTCTACTGGCCATACCAAAAGTGGTTCAACCACTAGACCGAAAGCAGTTCAGCAAGTGAACACACAAAACCTAGGAAACAAAGAGAAAGAAAGTATATCGCAGTCAGAGACTGCATCCAAAAAAGAAAGAAGTGTACATGCACAATTAGTCGGCTATTTTCATACGATTGCAAGACAGTCCCGAGGGGTATCAATCATCATCACCAAGGCAGATGCAAAAAATCTAAAACGTGCTCTTGATTTAAAAATTCTCAATCAAGAAGACTTCGAAAAATTAATACTTTATTTTCTCGGATCGCAACAGTTTAGAGGACTCTCACCTAGCATTAGTACATTTTTATCTTCAACAGTTTTTAATTCTCTCATAGACAAGATGCAGAATCGTGCAACTTTCTGGAAAGAACTGGATTCACTTTCTCAAAGGTTTTTACAAAAACCAAATGAGCAGAGTAATGAACTCCTTCGAAAAATTGAAGAATTAAAAAAGCAATTTTTAAAATTTACAATTAATTAAAATCTTATGATTAAAAAACTATCGTTCGTAGTTAAAGGAAATCAAGACGACTGGCACGGCAATCCGATCCCGTACACCCGAGTCGTCAAACGAGCTCTCTGGCTCCCTGAAGCTAAAAGATATAACGCTTGGAAAAGTTACGTCAGGCGTTCCTTTTATGGGGAATATCCCGCTTACTTAATGCGTGCCGGAAATACACTTCTAACAGACTTACAACCATTCAAAACAAGTTCTGCATCAAAAGCTCGCATGGATGTTCGCATTTTTTGGATGAATGGTATCCACGGGGATCCCGACAATATCTTCAAAGGACTAGCCGATGCTCTTTTCAAAAATGACAAATTTCTTGATGGGAGCTTTGAATCTAATTATTCACCAGACGGAAAAGGTCGCGTCGAAATTGATATAACCCTAGATATTTAATATGGACAACGATTTATATTTAAAGAATTTCACAAATGAACTCTTTGAGCAGATCTGGCGCAAGGCAGTAAATCTTGAGTTTGATCTAACCAAAATTCCCGATATAAAAAGACTTCAAGAAGAAAGGCAAAATAAGCTTGATGAAATGAGAAATGAACTTGAGGCCATTCCGCCAAGAGATACTTCAAAAATAACACGAATGCACAAAAAAGAACTTGAAACGGAAATTACCAAAGCTGAAAGTTTTATTGTGAGTTGCGACGAAACAATCAGTCTCATTGATGAAGGTGTGAAAAAGGACAGAGAAAAAATTAAATCATTATTGCAAAGGATCGAATTTGCAAAAAACTTCAGGTATGAAGAAGAAAGATATGCAAACAACAATTAAAATCAGCGATCTAAAGCGAGCAGATTACAATCCGCGAATTATGCCTGATTCAGAAATGGAAGCACTAAAAACAAGCATAAAAACATTCGGCTTTGTTGAACCTATCGTAGTAAACAGCAATAAAGATAGATACGGTGTACTCATTGGAGGGCATCAACGCTTGAGCGCTCTTGAATCGATTATCGCAAGCGGAGTGATTCCAAAAGGGATAGAAGAATCAAAGGAAAAAGGCATCTACTTGGTCCCAGTATCATTCGTTGATTTATCGGCTGAAGATGAAAAACTTCTCAACTTAGCGCTTAATAAAATCAAAGGAAAATGGGACGAAGAAAAACTAGCTGGAATTATTATTGCTTTAAAAGAGGATCCACATATTCCTGCCTCAGGATTCAGAGAGGATGAAATAAGTCGCATTCTTGATCAGACACTAAATGATGACGATGATGAAGAAGAATTGCTTGATGACACAAAAGAGCCACGCTCAAAAGTTGGTGAAATTTATGAACTCGGCCAGCATCGTCTTATTTGTGGTGACTCAACTGATCCTGAAGTTTATAAAGCACTTCTAGGAAAAGAAAAAGCTGACATGATATTCACTGATCCACCATACAACGTGGACTATCACTCACGCGGGGAAAAACTCAAAAACGAAGAACTTGAGAAAATAAAAAACGACAATATGACTCCTGAAGAATTCAAAACATTTATTGATGGGGCTTTTGCCGGAATGATTACTCACATAAAGGAGGGTGGGTCTCTGTATATTTGCTCTGGTTGGAGCTCATATCCGCAATTTTTACAGAGCATGCTCAAAAATGGATTCAGACATTCGGGAGTAATTATCTGGGTGAAAAATGTTCCTAGTATGGGATGGAATGATTATCGTTATAAGCATGAGTGGATTGCTAAAGCAAAAAAACCTGATCCAAAAACTGCTGAAAGTATTATCTATGGATGGAAAGTTGGCACACATGTTTTTTATGGTGATGGTGAATACGATGTATGGGAAATGCCACGCAAAGCAACAGCTCGTTATTTACATCCAACAGAAAAACCTGACTGGCTCTGTATGCGAGCATTGAGAAACTCAACTAAAAGAAATGATATTGTGCTTGATCCATTTGCGGGGTCTGGTAGCACAATGACTGCAGCCGAAAAAGTCGGACGGCGTGCATTTATGATTGAACTCGATCCTAAATTCTGCGATGTAATTCGCGATAGGTGGGAACGAATGAATCGAGCAAACCAATGAAATATTTTAGTCTCTTCACAGGTATCGGTGGATTCGAACTCGGAATACAAAAGGCATATGAAAACAATAGCAATCGGAAGTCAGCAAAAAAATGCAGCAATCATGCAAGATGTATGTCCATGCCTAACATCCGCAATGGGAATGGGCGGAGGGCAAGTGCCTCTTGTATTGGATATTCTGAAATTGAAAAGTCAGCAATTAATATTTATCAAAAACATTTTCCAGAACAAAAAAATTATGGCGACATTAGAAAAATCAAACCAAAAACATTACCAAACTTTGATCTCCTTGTCGGAGGCTTTCCTTGTCAATCGTTTTCGATCGCCGGAAAGCGTCTCGGATTCAAAGATACAAGAGGTACGCTCTTCTTTGAAATCGCTCGGATCATTAAACAGAAACGGCCACGCTTTCTACTTCTTGAAAACGTCAAAGGGCTTCTATCTCACAACAAGGGAAAAACATTTGCTGTCATCCTTTCAACCCTTTATGAGTTGGGGTATGACGTTGAATGGCAAGTGCTTAACAGTAAAAACTTCGGGGTACCACAAAACCGAGAAAGAGTGTTCATTGTCGGATATCTTGGAAAAAAACGTAGAGCAAAAATATTTCCTATCACCGAAACTAACAAGGAAACTAATCTCGCAAATACGATCAGAACTGGCGGGCGTGGAAGTATAACAAAAAAGCATGCATGGGATCTTGTGCAACTAGCAGGCGGGTCCCAAGGATATCGGGTATACGATCCTAAAGGAATATCAACAACATTAGCTAGTCAGGCGGGCGGTGTTGGGGCTAAAACGGGGCTGTACGCGATTCCTGTGCTGACTCCCGATCGTATCAACAAAAGACAAAATGGTAGGCGAGTAAAAGGGAATAACGAACCGTCCTTCACACTTACCGCGCAGGATAAACATGGTGTGTTTGATGGCATCAAGATCCGTAGGTTAACCCCCGTGGAATGCGAACGACTCCAAGGATTCCCTGATAACTGGACGGCGGGAATAAGTGACACGGCACGTTATAAGTGTCTCGGAAATGCCGTGACCGTCAACGTTGTGAGAGAAATCGTACGTCGATTATTCCTTGAGAAATAAGGTTCGTTCCAAAATAACCACGAATAAGCCGGTATGAAAAAATCACCACTCCAAGAAGAAAAAATAAAAAGAGCAATTCGGGACATCTTAGTGGTTGACCCGCTTATTTCGATTACAAAACTTCAGGATGCACTCTTTGAAAAAGGATATAAAAGTGCCAACGCTAAGGTACTTGATTGGCGATACATTCAAAAACTTAAAAACAAAGTACATCGTGGAACGGTAGAGGAAGCAGATCGTGCAAAAGTGAGTGAACGTGTCGCAGAAATGAAAGAGAGATATCGCCTCATGGTTGAACGATTGATGCGAATAATTTACTACAATGATGAAATGAAAAAGGAGGGATTCAGCCCTCCAAGTATTCGTGAACAAATAAATGCTATCAACGCACTCGTGAGACTTGATGTAATGATATTTAATTCGGAACTTGATGCCGGATTATTTGAACGACATCTCGGAACTCTTGAAATAGAACAGCGCAATAGACCACTACCGCCGGAACTGAAAGCGGTAATGCTCAAGGCATTCGTGAACTGGGGCATAGTTCCAAAAGAAATACTATCTCATGAACCAACAACCATCACAATTGAACCAAGTAAAACTAGAGTGGTGGAAAAGTGAATTCATTGACGATCATTCCACTCGTCGGACACTTGCAAAAACATTCACAGGATTTTGTCTCGTGTATCTTTCTCATTATCTTGATCGTGAACCTGCATCATTTCATCCTGAACTTCTTACAACACTCGGTGACCATAATGAAAAAATGGTAGAAATTATCGGATTTCGTGGAAGTGCAAAAAGCACATTCGGTTCGCTTGCTCTTCCTTTGTGGGCAGCACTTGAGTATCCCGACTTTTACAATTTTATTATTCCAATTGCAGATACAGGAACTCAAGCAAGTCTCAACATTGCAAACATCAAAGAAGAACTAGAAAATAATCCACTCATCAAACAAGACTATGGCGAAATAAAAGGAAAGTTTGTCGCCGACTGGACACTTGAGAGCGAAGAAGAATGGCAAGCAAAAAATATGCTTCTCTCGAATGGTGTGCGTATCCTTGCTCGGTCCCGAGGACAAAAAGTACGTGGACTTCGACATAAACAATTTCGTCCAAAGCTCGTAGTAGTAGATGATCCTGAAGATTTGGAGTGGGTACGCACTAAAGAGAATCGAGATAAAACAGAGCGATGGCTAAGAGGTGAAGTCATTCCTGCCATAGATGAAACAAGTGGTCGTCTCATTGTGATTGGGAACCAATTACATACCGATGCATTGATGGCACGATTGAAGCGAGATAAAACATTCAAGCAACTAAACTATCCTCTCGTAAAAAACGGAAAAATTACGTGGCTTGCAAAATATCCTGATCAGAAAGCACTTGATGCACAGAGAGATAAAGTAGGACTTAATGCATATCAACGTGAGTATTTATTAAAAGTAATTCCTGAAGAAGGTGCTGACGTGCATGAGGACTGGATCAAATACTATGACAAAATTCCTCCAGAGATTGAAAGCGGGCTGAATGGCACAGGAATAGATCTCGCAATTTCAAAAAAAGAAACTGCCGATTATACATCAATGGTATCAGGTACATCATTTATAAAAGATGGTATGCCAAAAATATACATCAAACCAAATCCAATCAACGCACGACTTTCATTCCACGAAACGATTGAGACAACTAAAGCAATGGCAGTTACAAATCCATTCGGAATATTTTTTGTTGAAGATGTTCAATACCAACGTGCAGCAATAGAAGAAATGGAACGCGCACTCTTACCGGTTATCGCAATGCGTGCCGGAACGGACAAGAGAGCAAGACTTCGAGCGATTGCGGTTTATATTCAAAATGGCACAATCGTTTTTCCAAGAAAAGGGTGTGAAGATTTATTGATTCAGCTTCTTGGATTCGGAGTAGAAGAACACGATGACCTCGTCGATGCATTCGTGTATCTCGTCCTTGGACTGGTGCAACAAGGAATGCAAAATCCTGAAGTAGTAGGACTTATATGAATCAGCAACCACAAGTAATAAAATCAATTCCACCTGAATGGGTAGAAATTATCCGCTTAGCAAAGCAAATAAAGATGGGCGAAATTGTCCTTAAAATACAAGACAATAAGGTTATTCTTGTTGAATATACAATTAAAAGAAAAACTGACAGCCCTGATGACTTTATAGCTTTTCCACTTTAGCTAGGCCTTGCGCTCTGAATTCCTTGCGCGCTACAATTAGTAGGTAATTTGATAATTTAGAGAACTAGTCTGACTTGATACCCAAGAGGACTTGTGACACGAATTCATCTCGAAAGAGATTGACTCGTGCCGCAAGCCCTCTTTTTTATTTTATGAACATATTTGATAAAGCATTAAACATAATAGGCCTAACACGCAAAGCGATATCATTATCGCTTGCTTCAGGAATCGCAGATGCAGATCCATTTTTAATTTGGTCAAAGTCTAGAAAAGCATCCGTAGAAAAAGTAATGGATTTATATAACGGATGGGTATACGGATGTGTGCGTGCAATTGCCGAAGAAGTAGCAAAACAAAAATTCAGACTTTTCCAAGTTACAAAAGATGGAACTCATGAAGAAATATTTGATCACGAACTTCTTGATTTACTTGATGGAGTGAATCCATTTCAAACTGGGTACGATTTAAAATATCTAACATCATCACATTTAGAACTTGCAGGAAATTCGTACTGGCTCCTTGATGGCGTTAAAAGTGAGACAGATAAGCCAACAGCAATATTTTTATTGAGTCCTCGATATACAAATCCAATTCCTGCAAAACTTCCTGAATTTTTGAAAGGATATAAATACTCAACGAACGGTGAGACACAAGAATTCAAACCATACCAAATACTTCACTTTAAATATCCTGATCCCAACGATCAATACCAAGGCATCGGAACAGTACAAGCGATTATTGATTGGATCCAAACAGACAACTTCGCAAACGAAGTAAATATGAACTACTTCAAGAACGGTGCTCGTCTTGGAGGGTTGTTATCTTCAGAAAACGCGATCACTGATGCACAGATGAAAGTACTTCGTGCATCATTTGAAAATTTATATAAAGGCGCAGGTAACGCATACCGAGTAGCTGTCCTTCCAAAGGGTGTTAAGTATGACGAGGCAAGCAGTACACCAAAGGATATGGACTTCGCAAATATGCAAAGTGTTATGAGAGACAAGATCCTTGGTGGATTTCGTGTACCAAAAACAATTCTCGGTAGTTCGGAGTCAGAAACAAATCGTGCGACTGCGGAAACATCAAATTACGTGTTTGCTGCTCGAACATTAAAACCAAAACTAGAACTTATTGTGCAACAACTCAATGAATTTCTTGTGCCTCGATATGGCGATAATTTATATCTAGATTTCACCGATCCGGTCCCTGAAGATCGAGCTCAACGAATAGAAGAAATGAAAGCAGCAGTTGGTTTGCAACCAGTAATAAGCATAAACGAGGCTCGAGAAGAATACTTCGGTTTAGATGGTGTAGATAAAGGTGATAGCGTGATGACTGATTTTTCAAAAGTACCACTTGGTAAACCTAAACCAAAAGAAGTAAAAAGAATGAGTAAAAAAGGAATTGAAAAGAAACCATCAATACGATTCGCAAAAAATCATAAAGCTAGAAAAATTATCTCTGAAGAAATCGCAAAGAAATTGACTGAATCACTTGATAAGCAAAACAAAACCATCGCTGAACTCAAAGAGACAAAATGCAAAGGCATAAAAGAATTATCTGATGCCGACTATGAACCAATTTATAAAGCGTTCGCTATGCGTATAAGCCCATACGAAAAGCGAATGCACGACACAATAAAGCAATTCAACGCTGATCAAAAAGCCGAAGTCTTAAAAAATCTAGACAAATTTAAAGGGCAAAAAGCTATTGCAGAATCTGATATCTATGACAAGCAGGAATGGATGAGCATTTTAATTGATCTATCAAGTCCAATATTGAGTGATCTATACGAAAAAGAAGGAAAAGAAGCCTCATCACTTCTTGGTGTAAATAATTTCCGAATGACACCTGAAGCAAAAAGAGCTCTTGATCATTCAGTAGAACTTATGTCGGAAAGTTATAACGACACAACAATGCAACTCTTGAAAGATTTTCTTGAAGAAGGACAGACAGAAGGATGGACACTCGATGAACTGACTGAAAAGCTTAACTCGGTTTACGACTATAGCGACGAGGTGCGAGCGCGTCAGGTGGCGACAACAGAAACATTCCGTATTGCTAATGATTCAACAAAGGAAGCGTGGAAACAAACAGGTGTAGTGAAAACCATCAAGTGGTACACCGCAGCGGATGATCGGGTTTGTCCTTGGTGTGATGCTATGCACGGAAAGACCATTGATATTGAAAATTCATTCTTTGATAAAGGTGACGAGGCTGTTGGAACCGATGGTTCGAAATTACCAATAACGTACGACGATGTCGGGAGTCCACCACTCCACGTGAGCTGTCGATGCTACACGCGACCCGAAGACATCTCACTCGAATAATTAATAATTAATTTTTACAAAAACATGGATACACAAAGCACACTCAATAAAATAAGTACCGAAATAAGTGAAAAACTATTTGCTTATTTAGAAACACCCGAGACAAAAGAATTTCTCGAAAAGATGAAAGCATCTAGTGAAGACTCAGGAACCTTTGAAGTGGTTATTTCAACCGCAGATAAAGATCGTCAAGGTGAAATTGTAAATCAAGAGGGATGGGATCTGACTCATTATAAAAATAATCCAGTTGTGTTGTGGGGTCACAATTATACAGGACTTCCAATCGGTGTTACAGATTCAATCGAACTCAAAGATGGAAAACTTGTTGCAAAAGGAAGATTCGCTCCAGAATCTGCCAACCCATTCGCTCAGCAAGTACGACGTTTGTACGATGCGAAAATTCTTCGCACCACGTCAGTCGGATTCATAGCAAAAGAAATGGAAGGGAATATGGTGACAAAAGCCGAATTGCTAGAATTCTCATTCGTTCCGGTCCCTGCCAATCCGATGGCACTCTCACTCATGAAAACAGCAAGTTTTGATACCGCCGAGCTAATTCAGAAAGGTTTGGTACTTGAAGAAAAAGCAAAAGAGCAGGCCGGTGATCCTTGTAAAACGGATGATGGAAAAGACGGAACTCTTGAAGATGATGGGAACGGAAATCTTGTCTGCGCGATTAAACCTGAACCTGAAGAAGAAAAGGAAATGAAAGACGGCAGAATTTTATCAGCGAAAAGTAGGGGACACATAGAAACGGCAATCTTGGGAATCAAAGGATCGCTCGTCGCCTTGGAGGAACTGCTCAAAGCGGTTGACCTTGGGGGTGAGGACGGCACCGGCTCTCCTGAAGAAGGTGATGCCTCACAAAGGTCGAATCCCGAGGATGATGTAAAAAAAGGTTTCAAAGAATGGAACCATGAACGTCAATTCCTCCGGGTCATTAATAATATAACTAGTGATGCTCTTCGTAAAATAAACGAAAAAGCATAACTTTTAATCCAAACATATGGATGAAAAACAACTAGAAGCCATCAAGAGTCAGCTCCAAACCGTCGTAGATGACGTTATGGAAAAGCGACTCGGTGATGCCATCTCTCCGCTTGTTGCAAAAGAAACCAGAGCTATTGTTGAAAAACTTCAGCTTGAGCGTTCTCTCTTTGGCCACGATCGTACAGGGATGACTGAAGATCAGAAAACTGCATTCGTGGAAGTCGTGAAAGCGGCTGCCGGAATAAAAACCAAAGCGAATGAAGCTCTGATTGGCGAACAGGATTCACGTGGCGGTTACTTGGTCTCCAAGGAAGTCGAATCCGCAATCCTACGCATTGCTGCGTCTGTTGGTCTCATCATGAGCCAAGCGCAGAAATGGCCGATGGGAACCGATGAGAAAGGAATTCCGAATTATACCGGAGCATTTCTTGAAGGTGAATTCCTCGGCTTTGACGCTGCGGGCGGCATAACCGGAGTTAACTTCGGTCAGGCCAACTTGATCGTCAAGAAATGGCAACTTGCATTCGTTGTGGGCAATGACTTGCTCGCAGATGCAGGTGTACAGCTCGCAGACTGGCTCCTTGCCTTAGGTGGTGAGGCGTTAGCGAACATGGTGGACAAGCAAGGTTTTGCTGGAAACGGTAATCCTTTCATCGGCGTACTTAACCACGCTGATGTCACTGTGTTCACACTTCCTTCTGGAGAAAATACCTTTGCAAAATTTGATGTCGTGGTAGATGCAGCCGACACGATAGCAAATCTCGAAGAATCCGTTCTTGAAGGATCCGCTTGGTACATGAACCGCACTGTGTGGGCGAAACTTCGCACACAAAAAGACGGTAACGGCACTTTTATCTTGCCTCAGGCAGGAGCGGCATCAGCGAATGTTCTAACCAACAATCCGACTGGCGGAGGAATCCGTCCTGCCGGTGAGATGGCTGGATTCCCAGTTTATACAACTCGACATTTGCCGGGTATTGCAAATTCTGGTGCATCTAAGAAATTCATTATCTTCGGAAACATGAAGGCGTTAGCCTTTGGTGATAAAGGAGATATGACTGTATCTCAGCATGAATCTGGAACCTTCGGCGGAAAAGAAATCGCGCTCGCAGACCAGCGCGCGCTCGTGCTTAAAAAGCGCGTAGCACTCACGGTCGCACTCGGTGCAGCTTTTGTAGTCGTCAAAACTGCCGCTTAATAATTAATCGTTTGAGTAAATCACTATGAGTGAAGAACTACTTCAATACAAAGTTCTCAAACCAATCTCATTCAAGGGTGACCGAATCGAAAAAGAATCGATCATCCACATGACTCCTAAGGAAGCCGAAAATATCGGTGAAGAATTTCTACAACTGGTAGAAAAAACCAGTAGCGAAGAAATTCCCGCTGAATCTACGGAACCAAAAGAGCCTGAAGAATCTGAAGAAGATTCCGAGGATGGTGAAGGAACTGAAACCAAAGAAGACGATAAGTCTTCAGAGGAAAATACGGATAATACTCAAACCGACACTAATACAGACGAAAACTTATGAAATCAATCTACGATGCAATAAAGTTTCTTGTTTCTCTTGTGCCTAGTAGCCTCAGTACTAGTACGAACGGTGATGCAGTCGATACGCAAGGATTCGGCTCTGCAGTTCTTACAGTATCTGCTGGTGATATAGATACAAGTAGTGGCAACGAAACGTATGTTTTTAGCGTTGAAGAATCCGAAGATGGATTAACTGGTTGGTCTCCAATTGCAGATGCATCCGCTGAGGTGACCGAAGACAATGAAGTAAAACTCATTCGTCTTGAGGGTCTCAACACTGGATCACGCAAAAGATACCTTCGCGCTGTTCTTACTGTCGGAGGTACTACACCGTCAATTCCATGTTCGGCTGTCTTCGCACTTGGCCGAGCATACAACGAGCCTGTGAATTAATCTCATGATTGAATCTCGGCTCTCCCTCTCATATTGGGAGGGAGCGACCGAGACTCAATCCATCAACATTATGGAACCACGAGCATACGCACTTACAACGATAGATCGAGTACGAAACATCAGACTTCGAATAGAATCAGATGGTTTTGATGATCTGTTTGCAAATCTGATTAATGCAGTCAGTGATTTTATTGAAGGTGAATGTAATCGAAGGTTCATAGAAACAGAATACGAGGAAACGCACACTATTCACACTTACGGACAAAAAATAATCGTACTTCGTCATGCTCCTGTTAGTGAAGTGGCGAAAATTGAATATCGTTCTGGGACAAAAATAAATCCTGTGTGGAATATATATGATCCCAATTCATGGGAGCTAGATGAAGAAGCAGGAATTATTGAAACTAACGGAATCTTTGAAAAGTTTTTGAAAGTATCTTATACCGCAGGATATCTTATTGATTGGGAAAATTATGATGATGAAGAATCGCATACTCTTCCGAGCGATATAACTGATCTTGCAGAACGCATGGTCGTTAAGTGGTATAAGCGACGTGAAGCAGAAGGTAAACTCTCTGAAGGATTCGACGGTGCTCAGATCACATGGCGTGATGACTTAAACAAGGATGATCAAGCGACTATCAATCGATATCGCAGGATTCCTGCTCTCTCTTAGTTTATGGCATTCGTAGATGTCGAGATCAAAAATATAAAAGCGCTTACAAAAGCGTTTCAACAGTATCCAAGGATAGCGGAGCCAGTACTCCAGCGAGCCGTGGATGCTACACAAGCGATATTTGCTAAGCATACTTTAAAAGATGATCCGGTCCCATGGCGCACAGGGAATCTTCTGCATAGTTTTCGATTTACATCAGGAAGATTACAAGCAAGATGGTTTCCAACTGCACGATATGCTCCATTTGTTGAATTTGGTAGAGGGTACGTCTACCCAAAACAAAAGAAAGTTTTGTCATGGGTAAACCAGAGTGGGGAACGAGTGTTCGCAAAATTTTCACGTCCATCAAAACCTCGTCCGTTTATGAGACAGATAGTCGAAAAATCTCAGAAGGACGTACAAAATATTTTTCGCCAAGCGGGAGATATTATTCTCCGAGAAATCGGAAAACTCACTAGATAAATTATGTCTTCATCACTAGGGACAATTGTAAAAGCAAAAATAAAAGACAAACTCGATGCACTTGTAACGAGTGGTGTTCTTAAGTGTGTAATTGTGGATGATTTAAAAAAGAATCCATCACTTGATCGAGATATTCCTTCTTTTCCTGCTGCCATTTTAGTGTCACCAAGTTCTGAAGGAAACATGTCTACTAACCGATCTAATCTACGCACCTACACGTTCGGAATTACGATTGTTCAGAAAACAGAAAACATTGAATCAACTGACGACATTGAATACTTATCGGATCAAATACTTGATGTATTCGATAATGATCCAACACTTGCCGGGACTGCGGTCGGTGGATTGGAACCGTCTAATAGTGAGCCGACTGCAATCACGTCACAGGATAAATCCTATATCGTGTTCACGGTCACATTAAAAGCGCATGCGGATAAGACACTTACATTCTAAGAACTATGCAAACAAAAGATAAAAACAAAATGCTCGAATCTCCGCAAGAATACTTCTTCCCGGGTGGGCTTGAATATAAGCCGCAGACGATAAAGGCAAAATCCCAAGAAGAAGCTAACGAGATCTACGAGAAAACAAAAGAAAAGGTCGAACCATTACCAACCATAAAATCTGAAAACAATCTATGACAAAAGGAATCGGAAGACTATTCCAAGTTGGAATAGCAAAAGAAACAACAAGAGGTACTGTTGAATCTTCAGCATCATATTGGATACCTTTTTCTGAACTTGGAATCGAAGAAAAAGATAATAAAATATTTGAAGAACAGGCATATGGAGTGATTGAAGATTCCATAGGCTCAACAATCACAAAACAATGGGCAGAAGGAAGTCTAAAGGCTCCGATTGGTGATAAACACTTCGGATTGATACTTCTTGCGGCACTTGGAAGTGTATCATCTGGAGCTCATGCGGGTGAATCCATTGTTTACGATCATATATTCTCAGTGCAACAAGGAGCTCAACATCAAGCTCTTTCATTATTTCTTGATGATCCTCTCGCAGGACAAGATTATAAGCATGCCTTAGGAGTTATTGATTCTCTTGAGATTACCTACGAACCGGGATCCTATATTGGATACAGTGCAAACATTCGTGCAAAAAAGGGAGCAACTGCAACCTTGACTCCTTCACTTACCACTGAGGGAAAATTCATACATAAGCATTTCACATTCAAGGTGGCTTCAAGTCTTGCAGGTCTTGGAGGAGGATCGGCAATTGCACTCAAGTCACTCACTTTGACGATTACTAAAAACCTTGAAGATGATGATGTTCTTGGAAGTATTACTCCTAACGATTTCCTAAATAAGCAATTCACGATTGAAGGAAAACTAGAAGCATTATGGCAAAACGAAAGCGACTTCAAAACAAATACACTTGCTGGAACCGCGAAAGCGATTCGCCTCGATCTAGTGAATACGGACACTACGATCGGAAACGCAGCAAATCCTACCGTTCGTATCGATCTAGCAAAGGTGACATTCACTGAGATAACCCGACCTATTCAGATTAATGAAATGGTCAAACAGAGTGTATCTTTTAAAGCTCATTATTCAACGAGCGATTCAAAGATGATTACTGCTCTTATTACAAATCTAGTATCAAGTTATTAATTATGGAAAGAGAAACAAAAAAAGTAACAACTCCATCAGGGAGAATCGTAGAATTTTATACATATCTCACAGGAAAAGAAGCTCGACAATTACAATCAGTATTTTTGAAACATTCAAAGTTTCAAACAACTGAAGGTGACAAAACAAAAGTCGTTGATTTTGATCCACTCGCAGTACCTGAAGCTGAGGAATTAGCATTACGCCTCGTTGTGGTGAGTATAGATGGAAGTCCTGATGGCGCAGCAGAGAAAGTTGAGAATCTTCGCCAAGAAGATTATCGAGTTGTACTCAAATCAATCAATGAAGTAACAAAAGATGCGTTCGATCCTAGTGATTTTTTAGCCAAGTAGAGTACGACTATTCTGTACTCGCTGAGACCGGCAGAGGTCATGTTCCAAATGAATTATTCATTGTTATGTTATGTGAAAAATTCGGATGGACATATCAAGAATTCTTAGATCAACCTTGGTGGTTTGCAGAGATTGTAAAAGTTCAAATGAAGGTCGATAACGAAAAACAAAAACGTGACATGAGAAAAGCAAAATAATAATTATGGCAACCCAAGATGTAAAACTTCAAATTGTGGTCAATGCTCGAGATGATGCGACACGTACACTTAAAGATATTGGTGTACAAACAGAGAATCTCGAGAAACAAACCAAAAGTTATGGATCTGCACTTCAAGGTGCTCTAGGTTTTTTGTCTGCATATGCTGGAACTAAAGGACTGACAAGTTTGATCAATGCAACTGAAGAAAGTAATAAACAACTTGCTCAAGCTAGATTTTTTCTTGCTGGATATGGCAAAGATGTCGATGCGAACTTTGATGTCCTGAAAGAATGGGGTGCTGCACAACAGCGTGCGATTGGAGTCGGCGATGAATATGCAACGCTTGTGGCCGCGAAACTTCTCCCTCGCGTAGGGAAGATGAATAAGGCACAGGAATATGGAAATATCTTATTGCGTGGTCAGCGTATCGGAATGCTGAACGCGCAAGAAGCCGCGAACATGATGATCCGAGCAACGGAAGGAAACGAACGAGCGCTCCGTTTTCTTCTTGAGCAGTTCGGTATCGCAGCTCCTGAATTTGTTAGCTTGCAGACACTCTTTGAAGAATTAGGAAGACGAATTACTGAAGGTGAAAAAGCAATGAGTCCATTCTCAATACAGTGGGCAAGATTAAAAGAAACAACTGGTGACTTTATGGAAAATGCAGGAACTCCGCTTGTTAAATGGCTTGGCACAGCACTGACATGGGTCAATCAACTTATAGAAAGATATCCATGGCTTTCACAAGTAATATCGACTGCAATGCTTGTCATTGCTGGTGTGCTTGCGATTGCAGGAACTGCAATGGCTGTACAGTTTGTAATGCCAGTTTTGAGTGGAATAGCATCGCTTGGTGCAGCACTTGTACCATTGCTTCTTAATCCATGGACGTGGGTAATTTTGGCAATTATTGCTCTTGGAATTCTTCTCTATACACATTGGGATACTGTCTCAAAATTTCTCAAGGGAGTATGGGATGCAATAAAAAATGTCTGGACTGTTACTGTGGATTATTTGTCTAATAAAATGCTTTCATTTTATAACACGCTTGTTGCAATATGGACTGGATTTAAAAATTTCTGGGTAAGTTTGTGGCAAGGGATACAAGATGTTATTAAAAAAGCATGGGACTATATAGGCGGTGTGGTAGATAAAGTTATCTCTGCAGTGAATAGAGCATTGTCATCTATTGCTAGTCTTGCAAGCAAAGCGGGAAGTGGAATAAGTGGAGCTGTAAGTTCTGCTGTAAGTGCAATCACTGGTAAAAAGGCGGGCGGTGGTGCTGTAGAATCTGGTCGAAGTTATATTGTCGGTGAACAGGGTCCCGAAGTATTTATTCCTAGTATCGGGGGTTCAATTATTCCAAATGGTGCGGGTGTTAATGGTAGCAACATAATGGTAGACATGCGTAATAGTACATTTCTTGATCGTACTGCGGCCGTACAAATTGGCGACATGATTATTCGTCGTCTTCGTGAAATTCATAGAATATCAAATTAATATATGGCACTTTTACTTAAAGTAAACAACATAGATAAGACATCAAATATTGAGTGGCCAACACTTGAAAAACAGGATGTGTTGACAAAAGAACCTGATCGCTTGGAATTCAAGATCAAGAACTATGGATCGAAAACATATCGTCCTGTACTTGGTGATGAGATCACAATGTTTGATGGGACGATAAAAATATTCGGTGGAATTGTTGTAGAAACAAGCGAAGAAAATAAAGGAGTACTTAAATACTTCACTGTGCTATGTAAAGATTATCAGCAAATCATGGATCGTCAGCTTGTAAATAAAACTTATACGAACATGATGGTAGGAGATATCATATCTGATATTAATACTTTATATCTTACTGGATTTACAGTTTTAAATGTAGCAGCAACCGACGTAATCAGAAAAATAGTTTTTAATGATGAGCAACCATCAAAATGTATACAAAAACTTGCAGAGATGATAGGGGATTGTGATTGGTATGTTGACTACGATAGAGATATTCACTTCTTTAAAGAACATTCAACTTCGGCTCCATTTAATATTGATGATACTTCTGGAAATTATATATTCGGGTCACTCAAGATAAGTAGAAATATTAATCAAGTAAGAAATAAAATAATTGTAAGAGGGGGAGATAAGGTAAGTTCACTTCTTACTAATACGTATGTAGCAGATGGTCAGCAACGTACTTTCGTAGCAAAGCCCGGATTACAAAGTCTTACTATTCAAACATCAATAGATAGTGGAGCTAACTATAGCACTCTTACAATCGGACAAGATGGTATTGATGATCCTACGACCAAAGATGTTCTCTATAATCCGAATAATGGATTTATTATCTTTCCTGACACAACAAAACCATCTGCTGGTAATTATGTAAAGTGGTCTGGAAATCAGGTATATCCAATTAAAATCGTTCGCTCAGATGTGAGTTCAATCGCAACATATGGTGAATATCAATACGTAATACGAGATGCAACTATTAAATCTGAAGATCAGGCTATCCAAAGAGCAAAAGCAGAAATAAAAAAATATGGTTCACGGGCAAATGAAGGGTATTTTATAACAACAAAATCTGGACTTAAAAGTGGTCAGAGTATTATCGTAAACTCATCTATTCTTGGAATTGTTAACGAGACATTTAAAATCACTCGTGTAATTATGAGCGCGCGTACTCCTAGTTCATTCCAATATGAAGTGCAACTTCTTGCATCTGAGAATGTTGGAATCATTGATGTGCTTGGAAAATTACTTGTTACCAATCCCGCTGAACAGTTTGAAATAGAAGAAAATGAAGTACTTGTTCAGGCTTATGGCTATACTGAGGAGTCAAAAATAATCGAAAATGAATGGCGAATAAACCCGTGGGGCTTGAATGTTCTACCGATATGGGTAGCGGGTCCATGGTATCCGGTAGATGTGAACGATAAAAAACGAATGCCAAAAACAAATCACATGATAGTAACAACCTAAATATATGAATACATACAAAGAAATAATAAAAATGAATGGTGGTGAAAATAAATTGATAGGTTTTTTCAAGTGGATTTTTTCTATCAAAACTGCAGGGTATAGATTTTATATAACAGAAAAAACAAATTTAAATAAAAAAGAAATTATATTACTTCGTAATATTCCAATATTTATACCAGATCGTATCGCTGAATTTATAGGGAAAAAAATTATTGGACGATATGTTCGTATGTATCGTACTCACAATATCGTTCCTACAATATCGCGAACGGCGATGGCTGCTGCGTTGGCAGGACAATATTCTTTAATTGATCAGATTGTTATTAATTATCAAGAACTTGGTACTGGAACTAATACTCCATCGGATAGTGATTCAGGATTACAAACGCCATCAGCTAGTACCAGAAAAGTTGTCTCATCAATTTCTCAAAGTTTGAATGTGATCAGTATTACCAGTTTTTGGGCGGCAACAGAGGCGACAGGAACGTGGCGTGAATTTTCACTTTTTATAAATGGTTCAGCAACGTCGAATTCTGGAACCCTGTTCAATCGAGTAGCCATGAATATAACCGTAGCCTCAACTGAAGCAATGACTCTTGATGGTGAAATGATTATAAATTAATTTAAAATTTTTATATGAGTAAAATTTGGATCAAAGGTGAAGAAATAACTGCGGAGAAACTAAATGAGACATCGTATGGTTTGCACGTGATTTCACAAGATATACCGAATATGACAGTACATATAACTCCGGGTGTAGCAATCGTAAACAATGCACAAGTAAGATACACAGGTGGTAATTCTCCAACAATTACAGCTCCTACATCAAATCCGAGAATTGATCTTGTTGTTATTAAACAAGATGGAACGATAGAAATTATTAATGGTACAGAAAATACATCTCCTGTGGCTCCTTTGTATCCTTCTGATAAACTTGTTCTTGCTGAAATTTATTTACGAGTTTCTATTACAAAAATAAAAGCATCAGACGACAGCGTAGAGGGATATATCTCGCTTGATGCTCGTCCAATTACAGGTGTTGCACCATCTATGCCTGCTGGTGTTATTTTTGCATTCGGTGGATCATCAGCTCCTGCCGGCTTTCTTCTTTGTGATGGTTCAGCTGTTTCTAGAACTACGTACGCCGTTCTTTTTGCAGCAATAGGGACGATATATGGTATAGGTAACGGATCAACAACTTTTAATCTTCCAGACATGAGAGGATCAGTTCCCATTGGATCAGGACAAAAAACAATACTAAGAACTTTTTCGGCTCCATATTCAACTATTGATTTTTCCAATAAAAGATTAAATCTTTCAATAAATCATCGATTACAATCTGGCGAATTAGTATCAATATCAGGAAGTATATATGCTTACATCTCAGGACAAGGGACTCAAGCATCTGGAAAGTCGGTGGATAGTGCAGGCGTGATAAATGTTGGATCTGCCTTTGCTGCCTTGTGTCCAGTTGGTACTCCTATATATCAATATTCGCAGTCATCATCAAATTTTTCTAACGGACAAATATATTTTGTCATAAGCAATGATGGAACATATATTACAGTTTCTCAAACTCGAGGCGGTTCATTATTTGGTAGTGGAAATGCTGGATCGGTTTCCTTTCAAACTTTAGTAACACCAAGAATTACTTGGTCAACTGGAAGTATGCAAGCTTACAATACTGGTGGAAGTAATTATCTTTCTTTATCTGGTGGATATGGCACAACCCCTGAGGTGGGTGATGTCTTAACTGTGTCAAACCAAATATCTATAAGTCCATTCACTTCAAGTGGAACGGTGTGGTATGTCGTTGAGGTGGATATTGCAAATAATAGGTTCGCCGTATCATCAACACCCGGAGGATCACCAGTTTATGTCTCTGGTAATGGGTGGGCTTCATTTACGGGGGTTAAAAATGGAAAGTTTTTTGTATCTATTATTGATAAAACTAAAATAGCATTTTGTCCTTCTTTTGGAGATGCTATTAAAGGAGAAAATTTTATATCAATAGTCGACTACAATACAAATAATTACACAATAACTCCTGCAGACTTGACCCTAGCAAATAGATCTCTTGGAGATTTTGGAGGTGAAGAAGACCATCAATTGTCTGTTTTAGAAATGCCACAACATAGACACAAAAGAAACACTCAAACAACTTCTGGTTCAGGAAGTGGGTATATTCAGGAATACGGTGTATCTGGAGAGGGTACCCCAAATGATGGGCATCCCTTGCTAACAGATACTGGAGGAAATGCAAAACATGAGAACATGCCTCCTTTCGTTGTTATTAATTACATTGTAAAAACCTAGATATGGAAAAACGAGTAGAAAAAATTGAAAACGATATAAAAGAGATAAAGGAAAATCACTTGAGTCATATTCAGGAAGACTTGGCCGTTGTAAAGACAAACCAAGAATGGATCATGAAATTTTTCTGGATTGTTTCAACCGCGTCGATCGCTGGTCTGATCACCGGGCTTATTAATTTATTAATACAATAATTATGGAAAAAATATATCAAGGTGCGTGTCTCGATACTAGAACTGAAGAAGAAAAATTGAAGGATTACAAATTTGAGGAAATTGTTTCCTCAGCATCTCCCGTTAACTGGAAAGAAAAGAATCAAAGTGAGTGGCGAAAGTTTCCAATCTTTGATCAAGATGGAAGCGGATCCTGTGTAGCACAAACAATGGCAAAATTACTCGGCATTATGTACTGGCTTGCAAACGGAATATATGTACATTTCTCTGCTACGCACATTTATCAGCGTCGCGTAAACAAACCGGGAGGCGGAATGAATGGTGACGACGTATTCAAGATCGCAAGTGAAGGAGTTACCCTTGAAGACCTTGTACCAAGCCAAAAAATGAGCGATGCAGAAATGGATGCGGTAGTTATTCCCGAATATAAGCAAAAAGTAGGGGAGATATTCAAGATTTCGAAGAATTGGATCACTCTTCCAGTTAAAGATATTGAAACTGTGGCATCTGTCCTTCAACAAACAGGCAAAGGTGTCATGCTCTGGTTTTATTTTAAATACGAAGAATGGGACAAAGATCCCGACGTAAGGTACACCGATCTTGAACTTACAGCACCCACAACATCAAGACATTCAGTAACTGGAGTCGATTTCACTTTATACAACGGCAAAAAAGCAATCATAATTGATGATTCATGGGGTCCCAAAGCCGGAACTGGTGCAGGTCAACGAATCATCGATGAAGACTTCTTCAAAAATCGTAACTGGTTTGCAAAATATCCTATGAATTTTCAATTCTCAGAAAGCATAGATCCAAACAAACCTATTTATAATTTTGTGAACGACCTAAAATTTTCTGCGACAATTACATACGGAAATCCAGACGTTGTGGCATTGCAAAATTGTCTAAAATATCTCGGACTGTTTCCGATCAACACGGAAAGCACTGGATACTTTGGAGCTGTTACAAAAAAGTCTGTACAAAACTTCCAAACAAAATATGGACTGAATCCTGATGGAGTGGTCGGGAAAATTACTAGGTCGAAATTAAACGAATTATTCAATAAATAATTTATGAAAACTATTCTAACTTCAGCATCAAAATTAGTGTTTGTCTTGATGGCAGTGGCTACCATTACAGGTATGCTTATAGGCAAAATTGATGCAAAAGACTTTCTAACCCTAGTTTCCATGGCATTTACATTCTATTTTGCCAACAAGGGTGAAAATAGCCAGCCATTCGCAGGTAAATAAAAAATTACAGCTACTGGAAAATAACCAAAAAATATAGTAAAATTGAGAGGCAATGGAATTAAAGTCGCCGTTTTATGTTGATGTAAAAAATAAAAACTTACGGAACCTTCTTGAGGTTATTTTTAATGATTTAGGAAAAGATTTTGAAAAATTTATTACACAAAAAACCGACGATGATATTTCCTTTTTAAGAATTAAAACCTCCTACACTTCCTACACAATTGTATTTAATGGAACTAACGAAGGGAGCAGCCAATTGACATCTTCTGGAAAAACGATAACTCTCGGCAGTAGTTTTTTAGAAAATGAAAAAGAAAAGGTTAAATACTTTCTTCGAAGACAGTTTATTGCAGATGAGGAATTATTTAATCTTTATTTAAAACGCGGAAAAGAAATATTACCGCATGAGGCTCAAGAAAAAGCATTAAAAAATTTAGATCAAGCAAGAAAAAATGGATCAGATCGTGCTGTTGCAATATTGGCCACTGGATTGGGTAAAACAATTTTGTCTGCATTAGATGCTAGAAGTACAGGAGCTGAGAAAATTCTTTTTATCGTTCATATAAATGAAATTTTAAAACAGACCAAGGATACTTTTGAACGTGTCGTTCCTGATAGAAAAAATGATCTTGGATTTTATAATGGAAAAGATAAAGAAAAAGATAAAAAGATATTATTTGCATCCATTCAAACTCTAGGTAAGAAAAAACATATAGAGAATTTTCCTCCAGACTATTTTGATTACATCATTATAGATGAAACTCATCATACTGCCGCTCCCACATATGCAATGATATTTTCTTACTTTAAACCTAAATTCTTTTTAGGCTTAACAGCAACGCCGGATAGAATGGATCGTAAAGATATTTTAGGCTTTTATAATAACAATGTTGTTTTTGATATGAACCAAGAACAAGCAATAGAACAAGGATATCTTGCGCCCTTTCAATATCTTGGCTTTAAAGATAGTATTGATTATTCAGATATTTTCTACAATGGATTTAAGTACGATACTAAAGATTTAAATAAACACTTGTTGATTGATGAACGTGATCAGGCAATAATAAAAAAATTCAAGGAAAGTGCGGGAAATAGAAAAACTATCGGATTTTGTGCATCAATAGAACATGCTGAAAGATGTGCGGCAAAATTCAAGGAAGCAGGAATTAATGCAATAGCGGTGCATTCTCGCAGTATAGGACTAGAAGGTAGTGAGGATAAAGATAAGGCTTTATTGATAAAACATTTTCGAGACAACAAGTGTCAAATAGCATTCGTAGTTGATATGTTTAATGAAGGAGTAGATATTCCAGATGTTTCTTGCTTATTATTTTTACGTCCAACTGAATCAAAAACAATATTTATTCAACACATGGGTCGTGGGTTACGTGTATCTCCCAAAAAAGAGAACGTATTAATTTTAGATTTTATTGGAAACTATCGCACCGCGAATTTGATTCTTGATGGACTGAATATTAAAAATGGAATTCGTGGACTAAAAAAAGTTCACCGTGATGGAAAAGATTTGTTTGTATACGATCTAAATGGATGCGAAGTAACATTTGATTCAGAGGTGGTTGAAATATTTAGAAATAATGAAGTTCTGCATACAAAAGAAATAAGAAATGATGTTATTTCCGAGGAGTGGAGGGAATATTCTACATATCTAGAAAAATGGACTGAGGACAATTTGTATTGGAAGCGAGGACAACAAAATCAATATTTCGAAGTTAATTTTGAGGCGATAAAAATAATAAAGGAAAATCCTGATATAAGCGAAAAAGATTTTATTGATGAGATACAAAAAATTGTTGAAGAAAAATATCCCGGGAAAAATATGACCGCTGGGTTCCGTGCATTATTTTTAAGTAAAATTACTGGATTTATTTCTGTTGATGCACCTCTAAGTCCAACCGTACCATTTAATGAAATATACGATAAAACGAAAGAGTTTTCTGATGCAAAAAATTATGAGGATATGCTGACTTCACAATTAGAAAAAGTACTTTACTGGAATCCAATATACGGTTCTTATAATAAATATGTTGATCCGGCAAAACGTGTTTCTTTTAAAGACTTCAAAATTTATCCGTTCTTTTTTGTTTATGATGTTTTGATTCAGCTAGTTGATAATTATGGTTCTGAACCATCAGTGAGTCGATTTGAGTTCAATACTTTTATGGCAATCACTAAGGATCACTCAGAATCAAAGGAAGTGACGGAAAGAATACTGCGTTTTAGAGAAGATGAAGAAAAACAACAAACCCAAAAACTCCTTCAAGAAAAAAATAAGATGGATGCTAGATTTTATGGAATTTTGCATTACAACAAGTACCTTGAGCAGGACAAAAACGGCATAAAAATCAAACCTGAACACATAAATGAAGTCAGGGAAAGAGTTAGAAAATTTAAAGACCTTTACTTCTCTGGAAAACTCGTTGTATACGTCGAAAACGCTCCAGAACTTTACGAAAATATGTTATACTCTAATAGAGATATTATAAGTTATCATGATCAAGAGCGGTAGTTGATATTATTGTCAATTCTTGGTATGTGTCATGTGATAACAAATATCACGCAGTTCAATTTTTATGAAAAAAATAAACAAAAACATCACCGCTGAAACGCATCCTTCTCATTACATGATGCATAAATATTGGGGAAGGAAACCACACAATGTGGTAAGCGACTATATTTTAAATTTTACCCAACCGGGTGACACTGTCCTTGACCCTTTTATGGGTAGTGGAGTTGTCGTGATTGAATCACTTAAACATAATAGAAAAGCAATCGGAATAGATCTTAATCCGATGGCTTGTTTTATAACTGAAAACACAATAAACAAAGTTAACCTTGAAGATTTTGAAAAAGCATTCAACCGTATCTACTCAAAAAATTATGAAAAATTCATAGAGCTATACGAAACTAAATGTCCAAAATGTAATACCAGTGTGCCATTTGAAAATTCAATCTGGGATCATGATGAATTCTCTAAGGTGAGAGCTTTTTGTCCAACTCATGGAAAATTTATTAAAAAAGCAGATTCATTTGATCAAAAAGTTTTAAATAAAGCTGTTGAAGTATTTAAAAAGTTAGATAAAGAAAAGAAAATATTTTATCCAAAAGATGAGATTTTAAAATTTGTAAAAAGAAATGGTAAAAGTAAATTGAATGAATTTTTTACTGACCGTGCACTAGTAATTCTAGGTTCAATTATTAAAGATATTGATGCAGTAAAGGACGAAAACACAAAGAAATTAATTCTTTTGTGTTTTACTTCAATGCTTCCAAATGTGTCTAAAATGATTCCGGGGAATGAAGATTCGGTAAATGGAAAATCAGGATGGGTTATTAGCAAATTGTGGGCGCCAAAAGTACACACAGAAAAAAATATACTAATTAGTTTCAAACATCGTTTTCACAAAATTAAAAAAGGCAAAGAGGAGGTTAAGGATTCCTTTGATCCCAGAAATGCACAAATCCTAAATATTGACGCTACAAACTTAAAAGCAGTCAAAACAGGATCAGTGGATTATATTTTCACTGACCCCCCATACGGTGACAGTATCGCTTATTTTGGATTAAGTATGTTTTGGAATGGATGGCTTAGAAATAAGGTTGATTATGAAGGGGAAATTATATATGACCCTTATCGTAATAAAAAATACGAAGATTACTCTTCTCGAATGAGGAAAGTGTATGCTGAATTATTTAGAGTTTTAAAGGATGGTAAATATTTATCCTTTACCTTCCATAACCGAAATTTAAACATCTGGAAAGCTGTAATGGATGCTGTAACTGGTGGTGGTTTTCATCTAGTGAATGTTGTTTATCAAGAACAGGCTGTGGCATCTGGAACGCAAGGCTTAAATAGAAACAATACATTAAGAGGAGATTTTGTTTATAACTTTCAGAAAAATACAAAAATAAAAGCGATTGATAAAATATTCGATAACAAGGATAGCAAAAAAGAAATTGTTAAAAAGGTTCAATCATGGATACAAAAAAATGATGGATTCATGACATCCGACTCTTTGTACGAGAGATTAATTCCTTTTATTGTTGAGAAGAATTTATACACAGATATCGATGGAGAAGTTATGAATATTGAAAATTTATTAAAGCAAAGTTTTAATTATAAGCAAACACATACTCAAGAATATGGCTGGCAAGAAAAATAAATTAAAAATAATAGATTTGTTTGCAGGTGTTGGTGGTATATCCTCCGGCTTTGAAAAAGTCGGTTTTGAGGTTGTCTCTGCAAATGAATATAAGGAAGAAATTGCTAATACTTACATCAAAAATCATCCAAAAACAAAGATGATTATTGAAGATATAACAAAAGTAAAATCCAAAGATTTACTTAATGGGGAAAAGGAAATTGATGTGATTGTCGGCGGTCCACCATGCCAAGGTTTTAGTATGGCCGGTAGACGTATTCGAGGAGGTGAAGGCGCATTCTTAAATGATCCCCGCAATGAGCTTTTTAAAGAATTTATAAGGGTAGTAAAAGAAATCAAACCAAAGGTATTCGTAATGGAAAACGTAGCAGCAATGCTTAACATACATGGTGGAGCTGTGAAAGATGAGATAATAGAGAGTTTTAAAAAAATAGGATACGAAACAAAAGTTCACGTCTTGCTTGCAGCAGAATATGGAGTACCACAAATGAGAAAGAGGGCTGTGTTTATTGGCAACAGAATAGGTATAGATCCTGAGAAATTCTTTCCTGAAAAAACACATGGTCCCAAAAGCACAAAACCATATATCACTATAGCCGAAACAATTCTTGATTTGCCAAAAGTTTCAGCAGGAGCAGGAGCCTTTGAATCAGAATATGATTCAACAAAAAACATTAGTGAATATCAAAAAGAAAGACGAGGTAAAAACAAGAAACTTTATAATCACCAAGCGACACAACATGATCCTAGAATCATTGAAATACTAAAGAATATTAAAGAAGGAGAGGGTAGATCAAGCCTACCTAAGGCTTTACAAACGAAATCTGTACATAGTGGAGCTTTCGGTAGACTTAACAGGGATAAGCCCGCATATACAATAACAACGCGATTTGATACCCCTTCTGTTGGCCGAGTAACACATCCATCACAACACAGAGCGCTTACTCCTCGAGAGGCCGCCCGAATCCAGTCCTTCGATGATGATTTCATATTTTATGGTAGTAAAAGTTCTATCGGTATACAAATAGGGAACTCAGTACCTCCATTATTAGCCAAAGCAATTGCAAAAAAGATTAAAAAAATTTTATTAGATAAATAATTATGCTTGATCAATATAAAAAATATCTAGAGGGGAAAGACACAAAAAACTTTTGGAAAAAAGCAAAGCAAAAAGAGTACACAAGTGATGTTGTAAATAAAATTTACAGTGACCTTACTACTGGTTTTGCCGAGCTGACAACTCGCAATAGTATTACTTTACGTTACTTAGGATTAATTATAAATCTTGGAGGAGATCGTCTTCAGATTTCAAACGCAGGTGAAACCTTTCTGAAATCGCTTTATAAGCAAAAAATTCTAGACGAGCAAGTAATGAAAGTTTATTTGGATTGTTCCAAACTAAACGACAATCTTTCTATAAAGATTGCTCCTATGGAGGTTCTCTTGAAAATTCTTTATTCATTAGACTATGTTACATTCGATGAGTATCAATTGTTCGTGTGTTGGATAAATGATAAGAATGAAATACCTCTTGCTATTGATCTAATTGAGGAATATAGAAATAGTGACTCAAAAGAGTCGTACTTGGAAGTTTTAAAAGAAAAAAGTAAAGAATTAAATATTGGAGATTTTTCCGATAATGTAAAACGGTTCTTTGATATGTTGACTATTTCTTCATACATCCGAAAAGAAGGTGATAAAATCATGCCAAACTTATCAAAAAAAGATATTGAAGTGATCGTCGAAAGTTTCTCATTAAGAGACTTTAGTGAAGAAGGGTATTTTGATTATTTAAATACAAACGATGGGTGGCAAATTTACACAATCAATCCTAATTATTTGCGGGTTATAGAAAGCCTTGAACAGAAAACAACTGAGGAGCAAGAAGAAATTGTAAATAAAATTACTGGAGGATTGGTCTTCCCAGATTTGTCCAAGGTTAAACCTCAGATAATTGAAATGCAAATAGACGAAAACGCAGAAACAACTGTAAAAACAAAAAGATCAAAAAGTGCTGCAACTCAAAAAATTGATTTTGAACTAAGAGATAGTAATAATCGAGCAGCCGGTGATTTTGCAGAGAAGATAGTTATTAAACATGAAATCGAGAAATTAAAAGAAACAAACCCTGAACTTATTGGAGTTATCAAACAAGTGTCTCTAGAAGATGACACGCTAGGGTATGATGTCTTATCTTTTGGTACAGATTCAACTGAAAAACACATCGAAGTAAAAGCTGTAAGACATAGCCCAGCAATGACATTTAGATTTTATATTTCTGAAAATGAAGTAGCGATCGCAAAAGAAGATCCTAATTATCATTTGTATATTGTTTTTGATTATTTGTCGGAATCACCATTTATTTATAAAATGCCTAATCCATTCATGAATGAAATTCCCGGGGTACAGATAGATCCTATAAAATATCTTGTGACAGTGAAAATTAAAAAATAAAACTATGTCTAGCCGATTGCCTAAAAAAGTATCGATACTTCTTGAAAAATCTAAAGATTCGGCACTCCTCGGCGTTGAAATTTATAATAAGCCAAGAACAGCTTTCAAATCTTTTGGATACATGACAATGATGTGTATAGCTTACACATCTCTTTTCCATGCAATCTTTGAAAGAAATGGAGTCAAATATTTTTACAAAAAAAAGAACTCCAATAGATACGAAACAGTAGATGGTGATTACAAAGCATGGGAGCTTGCAAAGTGTGCTGAGTTTTATTTTTCACATGCCACAGGAAATCCTGTATTTAAAAATATAGATTTCATGGCAAAGCTCAGAAATAAAATTGAGCATCGGTTTGTGCCAGAGATTGATAGCCATGTTCTCGGTGAGTGTCAGGCTTTTCTTATAAACTATGAAAACATTCTAATAAAGGAGTTCGGATCTAAACATTCAATAGTAGATCATTTAAATATACCTCTACAGATTAATAATTCAAAAAGAAAAATACCAGTTAGTCAGGATGGACAGGATGTAATAGATTTTATAAAAAATCATCGCAGTTCTATTTCAAAAACAGTTAAAGATTCCCAAGAGTTCTCGTTTAAAGTCTTTTTACTACCTAAAATTGGCAATCATAGAAACTCTTCTGATCTTGCAGTTGAATTCATAAATTTTGATCTTGCCGATAAAAATCAAAAAGAAAATTTTGAGAAAATCCAAGCACTTATCAAAGAAAAACATATTCCAGTTGCAAATCAGGGAAAGTTCAAACCAACGGATGTGTTAAAAACAATAAAGGAAAGAACTGGTGTAACCAAATCTCCTAATTGGCATACAGAAATGTGGAGAAAATATGGAGTAAGACCGGCTACTATCGATCCAAATAAAACAAAAACAAAATCAAATTATTGTCAGTACGACGTTGTGCATAGCGACTATGTCTATACGGAAGATTGGGTGAACCTATTGATAAAAGATGAGATTATGGTTAATAATAAGACTACATAGCTTATGTCAGAATATTACAACCCAAACCGAACACGAAACCTTTATGATCCGGAAAGCCCGGAGCCTTTCAAGTTGTCTCGATCAAAAATTGAGGCATATATGAACTGTCCTCGTTGCTTTTATATGGATCGTAGACTTGGGGTAGCACAACCGCCGGGCTTTCCATTTGCCCTAAATTCGGCCGTAGATGCCCTTTTAAAGAAAGAATTCGACATACACAGGGATGGACAAACATCACACCCACTAATGAAGGCATATGGACTCGATATGGTCCCTTTTGCTCACGAAAAGATGAACGAATGGAGAGAAAATTTCAAGGGTATTCAGTATCACCACAAGCCGACTAATTTCATCATGACAGGCGCTGTAGACGATTTATGGGTAAATAGGGAAGGGGAAATCACTGTTGTCGACTATAAAGCAACAAGCAAGCCATCAAAGGTGAGTCTTGATGCGGACTGGCAGATTGGATACAAGCGTCAAATGGAAATGTATCAATGGCTATTACGCAAACTAGATTTCAAGGTGTCAAGTACAGGCTATTTTGTCTATTGTAACGGAAAAGCTGATCGTGCAGCATTTGATGGAAAACTTGAATTTGATATTGACCTCTTGCCATACACTGGTGATGACTCGTGGGTGGGCGGAACTCTACATGAGATCAAACAATGCCTTGATGGTGATATGCCTGAGTCAGGTCTTGCCTGTGATTACTGCAACTATCGCAATGCGGTAAATAAAATCGAAAAAAAATAACCCTTCATTAAATATAAAAAATATTGTAGAATTAATTTATGGATAATATAATTTACATTTTAATAAATGAGGCTATGCCGGGATATGTAAAAATTGGTAAAACAACAGGTCTTGAGCAACGAGTACGTGATCTTTCACGTGCATCTGGAGTACCCCTTCCTTTTGAAGTTTTTTATGCGGCAAAGGTTCGAGACATGGATACTACTGAAAAATTAATTCATGAAGCTTTTGGAGATAATAGAGTAGCACCAAATAGAGAGTTTTTCAGAATTGCTCCAGAGAGAGTTGTTGCAGCTCTCAAACTTGCTGAGCTTGAAAATATTACCCCTAAACAAGATTTCGTAGATTCTCCTGAAGAACAACGCGCACTAGATCGCGCAAGAAAAAATAGATCAAGATTTAATTTTGAAATGGCAAAAATCCCAGTAGGAAGTGTCTTAACCTTTACTAGAGATCCAGAAATAACTTGCCGCGTAATAAATGACACGCAAATTGAATATAATGGAAAGGTTAGAAGTTTGTCAGATACAGCAAAAGAAATATTAGAGGTACCATACCCAGTACAAGGTACTGTGTATTGGATGTATGAAGACGAAACACTTGATGAAAGAAGAATACGTTTTGAAGAAGGTGGAGATGAAGATCAAGAATAGAAATATGCTGGAGGATAAAGACCCAGAAGAAATAATAGAAATCGCAGAAATTGCTCAAAATCAGGGCTTGGATATTGAAGATGCCGAAAGAGTAAAAGAACTCATGGATGAAGAAGGTCTTGATGAAGATGATGCAACCGAACTGGTTGACCTTTTGTAATTGTGATATAATAAACTTACAACTTAATAGTTGTTATCAAGAGTGTGGCGAGAGTACTGGCTCAATGACCCACCGGCAACCCTTAGAAATAAGAAGGTGCTAATTCCAACCACTAGCAGAAATGCTAAATGGAAAGATAAGACTAGTCATCTATATCTTTCCTCTTTATGAGGAATTTTTTATTTAAAAATATGAAAACAGCAGAGTGTGTTAGTCCAATGCATCCAGACAAGATCTGTGATTATATCGCCGACTCGATACTTGATGCATATTTAGAAAAAGATAAAAAAAGTCGTTGTGCTATTGAGGTAATGGGCGGTCACGATCTTATTACTATAAATGGCGAGGTGACTTCAAGTGCAAATATAGATATTGAAGATCTTGTTAAAAAAATGGTCGGATCAAAGTTTAAAATTATCTCAAATATTGTTAAACAAAGCCTTGAAATTTCTAGAGGTGTAGATAGTGGTGGCGCAGGAGATCAAGGCATTATGATGGGATATGCCTGTAATGAAAATGAGGAAATGGTACCTCTAGAATATTATTTTGCACGCAATATTTGTAATCATATCTACAAAAAATATCCATATGATGGAAAAGTTCAGGTTACACTTAGCTATGATGAAAAAAACTACAATGATGCAACTATCATAGCGAGTTTCCAAAATGTGGATTCTAAAACCTTAGAAGAAACAGTGAGAGAGTGGGTCGACAAAAATTCGACAAAATTTTTTAGAATTTTTCAATATAAAGTTTTTGTTAATACAGCAGGTGATTGGACACAGGGCGGTTTTGATGCTGATACAGGATTATCTGGAAGAAAGTTGGTCATTGATAATTACGGTCCCGAAATACCTATAGGTGGCGGGTCTTTTTCGGGGAAAGACTACACAAAAGTAGATAGATCTGGTGCATACATGGCACGTAAAGTAGCAGTTGACCTATTAAAAAAACACAATGCAAAAAAAGTTTATACTAAGCTTGCATATGCTATTGGTAAATCACAGCCTGTCATGGCGGTAGCCAACATTGATGGGGTTGAAGTTCCTATTGAAGGATACGATTTAACACCAAACGGAATTTACAAGTATTTAGAATTAGACAAAGTTCACTATTCTAAAACTTCAAACTGGGGTCATTTCGGTCGAAATTTTTCATGGGAATAATTATGGAAGATGAAATAAAAAAAATTAATAGCGAGACATTATTTCAAACTAGAAAGTTATACGGAATGTTTGGTCAAATAAATTTTTCTGTGATCAGTATTGATCATGAAAATAAAATTCTTAAAACTTCATTCAAAATAAAACGAGAAGATGAATATCGCTCTGTACAGCTTAAACGCAATGTTGCAAAATCAATTAAACACGATCTACCGGATGAATTAAAAGACTATCAGATACTAGTAGGGGAGTCAGCCTAAATTTGCAATACCCTTAAATGATTCAATCTCCATAAGTATGTGAGTGTATAACTCATCAGAAATATCTTCGTTCTTAAATTCAATTTTTCTTTTAGAATTATTAACTTCCAAAAAAAGGTGACGTTTTTTATTTTCAAAATTATAAAGAACGATCAACGTAAAAGAACCATCAAGTTTTTCATGATACCAGAGTGTAGCTTTTTCTCCTTCCCAAATGTGCGCGTTCTTACGTAACATTTCAAATGGATCAATTTCAAATTCGTTTTTGGCCATTGTGTATGTATTAGCATACTAAAAAACATAAGTGTAGATTGATATTAGTTTTCTTCTGTTTTGTGGGAGTTTATCCACAATGTCCTTTAATTACCTGTATTTGCATTTTTACAATGTGGGAGTATACTAAGAAAACCTACATATCTCATGCTTGTGCCAAAGCGGGGAAGTAGGATGGCACAAAAAATCATTATTAACATTGGCCTCTGTCCCTTGTCAGGGATAGCCCACAGCAGGCATTGATGAAAGATCAAGCCTTCTTTCGTTCTACGTGTGGGAGTTTAAAGTGTTGTTCTCGGAAGACAATCCAAGAATTCTCAAAAAAGAGGCTCTTAATCAATAACAAATAAATTTTATGTTACTTAGAGATGCAATTGAAAAATATTTGCTTTGGAAAGGAACGGAGACACGCACAGCAGCTAAGGTCTATCGACCATTCCTAGAGCATTTCTATAGCTTTGTTGGTAATAAAGATACACTTGAAATAACTCTCGAGGAGATATCAGCGTTCCGAGCATCGTTAAAATTAAAATATAACGATGGAAATATTGCCAACCATAACAACGTTATCAAAAACTTTTATAAATGGCTTGAGGCAAATCGTATAACCACGGTTCATCCATTCCTGATTAGAAACCCAAGATGGCAACAACCTGAAAGACCAGTAGCAACTCCAGAGGAGGTAGAAAAAATGTGCGCGACACTTAATCCAAATATATTCGGTGACTTGATGAGACTTGTAGCTATAAGATTAATGTGGGAGTCGATGATCCGTGTTAGTGAGCTCGTCGACCTAAATATTTCCGACATATCGTCGCAAAATAACTTTACTGAAATAATCGGTAAAAAGAATTATAAGAAAAGATGGATCATGTGGTCACCTGAGACACATCAACTATTACTTAATTACGTAGCTAAGAGACAAATGCTATTTAATCACGAAGCCTTGTTTGCACACGAGAGTGCAGGTGAGTGTCAGAGAATGAATACTAGAAGTATTGAAAGATGGATGAAGATCGCAAGAGAAAAAGCAAAACTAACGCAAGAAATATCATGCCACGCACTTCGACATGGTGGTGCTCATGAATTAGTAAAGAAAGGAGCGAGTTTGAAGTTCCTAGGATTAATTCTTGGCCACTCAGATACAAACCCTCGAGCAGGTATGCAATATCTAAGATTCAGCAAAGAAGAATCACTTGATGTTGTTAATAGATTTGTGGGACTTAGATTCGTTCCAAACATAAATATCGCACAACCTACACCGTTCAGCACCTATAAAATGGCTTAATAGGAAATTTGAAATGTGGGAGTTTTGTGATATATTGTATTAATTATGGAAAGTTTAAACATCACAAAAGCAAAAGGTGGTCGCGGAAAAGTTGAGCTCCTACGCAACAAAGCGATCACGATCTTATATGAGGCAGACCCTAAAAGCTATAATACAAACACGCTAGGGAAGTTATTTAATCGAGACAGAAAGACCATAAAGGGCATAATTGAGAGATACGCTCCTTCAAAGCAAAATAAATAGCCGGTATAAGTTATCCACTTATTCGGCGGCAAGAGAGAATAATGCGCTTGCTATGTAAAAGCAGTTAGTTTATGATTGTAGATAGAACATTGAAAACTTAAATTCTTCCACGAAATTCGGGTGTAGGGGAGCCTTTTATAAGCCGCATTATGCGGTATAAAAAATACGACATAGTGTCGCACAATATATCTTTTAGGCATACCTATACTTAAAAATATAAGGATAAACTAAAAAGACGCTTTTGGCGCCTTTTTATCTATTTTAGTTTGCTTTAGCTTTATCTGTTACTCCAGTTGGA